ACTGAGCTACTATCGCAAAGCGGCTACTCCTTTGGGATCGTTTCGCCAAATTAACGTGAAAGGGGAGATCAAGCCCACTAATATCACGAGTATAAGTTTTAACATCAAACCATTACTAGAATACGCCAGTTTTTCTCAACCAAAACTGAATAAACGGCCAGACACTTTTGTAACCCTTCTTTTAAGTGTCCGTTACATCAAGCTCTCTGACAGAACCATACTGCACACACTCCCGTGATCCCGGCAGGAGTCGAACCTGCGACCTTCGCCTTAGAAGGGCGTTGCTCTATCCAGCTGAGCTACGGAACCGTTTTTCTTTTAGATCCAATATGTCAAAGAACTTTGGTACAAAATGTACCGCCGTAGCGCAGACAGGATTCGAACCTGCGTCCTCGGGTTATGAGCCCGCCGAGAATACCATCTTCTCCACCGCGCTATTTAATTTTTCTACCATACGACCACCCATTAGGCAGGTCTTCTGATTTTTTAATTTTTTTATTTTCAGTACCATTTGTAATCCATTTAGTACCGAATTGAGAGTTATCTTCACCTAGTCCTTTTCCTATAGAAGAGCTACTCATCTTCTTTTTAGTTTCAGCACTATGCTTTTTACCAAGAAACGTATCATATCGACAGTTGCCATTTATATGTGCCTGTTTAGTATTGTTATTTGCAATTATCAACATTCTACTCCTATATTCAGGATCCTTCCATTTATTCTTTAAAAAAAAAGATGCTCCTTCTCTAATATTTTTAATACTTTGCGGATCTGACGGTAATCCTCCACCTCCTCCGAGTTGTAAATTCATGCACATTTTATCGTTAAGCAAATCTTCATTTACTATTTCTTTTTCTCTCAATTTCAAAGAACTTCGGTTAGGTAACCATTCCAATATTTCAACTGAATGATTTTCCTTTCCGTATTTATTAATAGATAACCATAGTCGTCTACCACTTCCAATATAATTATCTTCTAAATTAGAAGTTGAATGCATTCCAATGTAATATCTCCCAGTAATACTACAAGTAGTCTTGTAAATATAATGGTAAATATGTTTTTTTCTTGACATTTTTTGTATTTATTTTAATTATTTATCTTAATAAAGGTACAAAATAGTCACGGTACTGCCACGGGGAATCGAACCCCGATTTTCAGGATGAAAACCTGATGTCCTAACCGGTAGACGATGGCAGCATATTTAAAAAGAACTTTTTCTTTTTTGTTGTTATTATAATACTCTTTTTCCAATAACATTAAAATAAAAAACCTCAACTTTTTGGGTTGAGGTTCAAATATTTTTAATATTGTCGACTCAACTCCTAAACAAGGCTCTTCCCTCGCCTGCTTCTATCAGAAGTGCCGCTCTAAGGATTGAGATATTTGTTAAAGTTTTCATTGAAAGTATTAATTGTTATTTTGTTGTATTATTTATATTGCTAAATTATAAAAAAGTTTTAAATATTATCAATATTATTATCTTTTTTATATTTATTTACTAAACTTTGTGCATTTTTCATAAGTTTAACAGAAACAAATGACTTAATGGGATTAAAAATAAGGATAACGTCAGTATCTTGTGATGGATCCCATTGATAATAATCGCTGTGAATTATTCCATCAAATCCTTTATCTATAAATAATTTAGTTCCAGGATAACTGAGTAACTCTTCTTCTGAAGGATTTGATGTTATATCAGCTAAGTATTCATATGAGTCAATTCCATTCTCTTCTAGTGTAGTATCGATATCCCATTCAAAATTTCCTTTTACTACAATCTCATATAGATAACTTTCTCCAATCGTTTCCATAGAATTATCATAGAAGGCCAGTGACTCATCTAATTCTAGAGAAGCCCATATTGGTCTAGACGTAAATTCATCTATTTTTGATGGACTATTGTGGTAAACTGTAAGAGTTTGTTGATTTGAAAAATCTTCAAATAATTTGACCCAGCGGTTAGGCATATTTAACCTTTTAATTTATATATCTGGAAGAATAATTACTCAGCACTAATTTTTGAGATTGCATCACTGTGCGCTGTATCAATTAAATTTTTAATTCTAATTCTACCTTTTTCTCCAATCGGAATAGGATTTCCCTCTTCATCAATTCTTACAAATTTGATTTGAGTTCGAAGAACAATTATCTGCTTTCCGGTATATACATTGTGTGCTCTAGCTTCCATGTATAGAGTAATGCTAGTATTTCCAATTTCAGAAGGGCGTCCGTATATTTTTAGAAGCTGGCCCTCTTTTGCTGGTTTTTCGAAAAAACATTTATCGATTGAAACAGTTACTATTCGTGGAGTATCGCAAAGTTGCATGGCATATCCAGCAGCAGCTGCGTCAATCCAGGCAAGAAGTTTTCCACCGAATAGATTTCCATGAAAACCAAGATCTGATTTCTTGATTGGGTGTGAGTTTAAGAATTCCATTAGATAACACCAGTTGTGCTCCCTGCTCTTAATTGATTAGCTAAGAGTTCAGCAGTTTCTTTAATAATTGGGTGATCTTTATAAGGCTTAAGAATAACTAGCATAGTTCTTAATTTTCCACGATCAGAGTCTCCATCAAATCCTTTTGCATATTCAGCTAAAGCTTCAAGTTTTTTATCAGTTACTGGAGAAGTTCGATCAACCATTGCACCTAAGATATAAATAGGTTTACTTCCAAGTATCTTTTCAGCAGCATCATATATTTTCATATATGATGATTCTTTTAAACTATTCATCATTTTCCATTATTAAATTGGGTTAACATTCTGTTTCTAAGTTCAAGAGATTTTCGGCGTTCGCTAAAGCTTGAACCCTTTTCCAGGTTACCGAGGGCAGTCAAGAATACGTCTAGTTCTTCATCATTTGCAGTTTCTGCAATAAAATCATATTCATCATCTGTAATATTAAATAAGACTTTTATTACATTATCAAACATGTCTTGAAGCCCACCACCAATCATGATACACGCTTCAACTTCAGGTCTAAGTATTTTCATCAGTTTTTAATTTTATTTCTCGATTAGGTTGATCTGCATGCTCACCTAGATCTCTTTTTAATACACTAACAATCCAATTTGCAGCCCAGTCAGAATCACAGTCACACATTTTAACAAAAGGATATTCTTCTCCAGTGTCTGGATCAGTATCTACAAAACCTATTGTAAACTTCATGATTTATTTATTTTTTCTAATTCTTCTTCAATACATTCAGAGAGACAGGTTCCACCATTATAAAATTGCATCACAAAGGTGATCGTTCCATCTTCATTCTTTTGCATATGATAAATATCATCACCATCACTACATTGAACGTGATCAAAGGCTTCCCAAATCTCATCTCCAATCGAGAAGTATTTTTCATATTCTAAATCTATAAACTCCTCTTTCCATGAGTGATTATATGATGCACGCTCAGTCTTTCCTAATTCTAGACACTTGGCTTCACACCATTGTTCTACTGTTACTCCTTCAAAATCTACTTTTCGAAGTTTTCCAAAATGTGTTTCTGTATTACTCATATGTGTATTTAGATTGGTGACCATTTTCATAGTCAAGCGCAAGATCAACTAATTGTCGTGATATTTTTTTCTTTAGTGCCTTCTTCTTTTTTCTAGGAAGTATTGGAATTAGGGCAGATTCTGGTAATATTTGAGAAAGTATCTCTAAATCAACTCTTATTGTTTTCATCTTCTTTTTTATTATAATACTATTTTGATGGTTATCTAAAAACTCTCTCCTTTTCCATTCGACGTAGACACTCAACTGGACTCTCTCCAGGAAGAAGATCCCAGCTACAACCAATTGTTCCACCTTTCCATGAACCTTCCCGCTCACCTACCTCTCCACTAAATTCAATATCAATACTTGTTCTAATTTTTGCAAAGAGGCTCGTCCATCTAAACCATATAGGTCTCCATTCTCTCTCCTCTACGATAATTGCAGCTAATCTGTCCTGGATTCGACCGTCGCCTAATACATATTGATATGGATGAGTCTCTTTCCACAATTTTGCTTGTGCCTCGTCACTCCACCAATCATGTTCAATTCCTCGTTTACGATCTCCTCTTCTTTCATGTAACCATGAGCCGTCCTTTGCCATTCTAGAAGTTCGTACCCAATCCAGTGCCCAAGGCAACTCAATATGTTTAGTTTCACCCCCTTTACAAATTACAAAATTATCTGGAATCCTTTTACCCTCTCCATAGAAATAGAATCCCCAGCGTGGAGGGTCACATTCATCTATTCCAGTATTAAATGGGAGCTTTAGATATGCTTGTCCCCATGGTATAAATAGAATAATAGACAACATCGAAATAGCAAACCAGATGCCCACGAATGGTGAGATTAGGAGCCCAATCATTCCAAGTAGAGTAGTTAATGAAAAATTTACTTGAGGTCGACTGTCAAAGTAACCTGCTTTTTCAACCCTAAAATTAGCCATTCTAAATTCAGGATGAAATTCTAACCAGTCATTTTTCCAGTACACTTCTCTACGATCTTTTATTTTTCTTAAATTAAATATTCTCATTTTCTTTATGTTTAATTTTAGTGAGTGCCATTTGTTAAGCTGACTCCATGTTTAAACCCAGCAATAAATAAATCAATTTCATCACTATTCATATTTTCTAATGAATTCCCAATAGCAATGCCTATCTCATTTCCAATATCAGATAAGTCTCCAATATATTGAATTAACTGAAGATGATTTGATATGTTAGAATTTATTTTTTTAAAATCTATTTCTCGTTCCATATTTTTAATTTGAAAGTGGTGCTTTAATATGTGGATGTGATTGATAATCTTTAATTTCAAAGAGTCCAATTGGATACTTTTCCATATCATAATCAAGTATTCCTGGGTGAATGTCTAATAATGGTAGTGGATATGGTTCTCTTGTTCGGGTTGGGATATCTCTTGTTTTTAACTTAGATTCTAACCACTCATCGTTCTGAACTTTCATACCATCGGTGTATTCTTTTTCGTAGATTTCCTTTCTTTCTTCTAAACTCAACTCCCTACCAATTTGTTCTTTTGCTTGTTCAATATGGTTTGAATACAAGTGAACATCACCCAAGTTTCCAATCAATTCATCTGGAACCATATTAACTTCTTTTGCAATGATTTCTAATAATAATCCATAAGAAGCAATGTTGAATGGTAAACCTAAGAATGTATCTACTGAACGTTGATTCCACATTAAAGAGATTGCTCGCTTAGGATAATTAATACTATCTAATTGTTTCTCTGATAGACAGTCCTCATTATTAGTAGTTTTCAAATAATGCTCCCATCTTTCTTTCCAACTTAATTCTCTTGTATAAAACTGAAAATCTGTATGACATGGCGGAAGCACCATTTCATCTAAGTCTCCAACATTCCAAGCACTAACTCTATTACGTCTTGAATCTGGGTCTGTTTTAAGTAGATTAATTGAGTTTGCGATTTGGTCATTCTTAGGAACGTCTCTATAATGAGTTACTGAACCATGGTTATATCCAGATGGAATCTTATCATATCCTCCCCAAGCTCTCCACTGTGCCCCATAAATTGGACCTAATTCACCCCACTTCTTAGCAAACTCCGTATCTGTTTTGATTTTGTTTATGAATTCTTGATAAGTACAACCTTTGATCAATTGTCTTGATTGCTGTTCACAATAGTTCTTATAAGCATCACCATCCCAAATATGACAATTATTATCAACAAGGAACTTAATGTTTGTATCACCACGTAAGAACCATAACAACTCTGTTGCTATAAGACGGAATGGCATCTTCTTTGTAGTAAGTAATGGAAAACCATCTGACATCTTGTGACGTATGTGTCTTCCGAATACTGAAAGTGTTCCTGTGCCAGTTCTATCTTCTTTTTTTACACCGTTATCAAGAATGTCTTGGAGTAATGCTGTGTATTGTTTATCTAGGTTGTTCATTGATGATTTCTTTTAAGTGGTTCCATTCGTCTTTTACCTTATTTAACTCATTTTTATTTGCATAGATTGGTATTATTACGGCTTTATGTAAATTATCCTTACCTATAATATGTTTAGCTGCTTCATTGGCTGAAGCTTCTGTTAAATATATTTTATGTTTCCAATGAACTTCTGGTATAATTGTTTGAGTTTGCCATGTTTGTCCCCTATCTGAACTTGTATTATAAGTCCAAATGTCATATATAATATAACCAACTAATTTTTGATCTTCTTTACTCATAGCTTTCTATTGTTTCGTTGTTTATTAAATCTTCCACCATTAAATCAAAAGGACATTTAACATTAATCTGTCCTTCAACACAAGCATGTGAGCATTGATTACAAGGTTTAAGTTCAAATAACATTTCTTCTTTATTCATCTTTATTTTATTTGTATATCGATGGTCTTGAATTAAGTCTTTGACTCAATAATGTTTCCTTGAAGCACTTAACGAACTCTTCTTTTATGTCTTCAACAACGTTACCATTACCCCACACCATTACATCTTTTTTAACCCTATTTTGCCAATGATAATTTTTAGGATAATTGTATAGAAGGAAGTTCTCCATTTCTTCCATTGTAAATGAAAGTTCTATTTTAATTTGCGCACTCATCCCTTTTATTTTAAGAGTTTGAAGTATCGTGTTGATTGATAAATTCCTTTAATCTTTTGATTTCGGCAATTACATCATCGCCTAATTCGATTTTGGACATCATGGATAGATCTATTACCTGCCCCATTAGTACTTCGATTAGCTTATCCTTTGCCTCTTCTTTAGTCATATTGATTTATTGTGATGATTAGTTCTAGAATCAGAATAAGCGTCGCATGCATTTTTCTTACTCTT